AGTTGAATATGATGATAAAGCAAATGTTGTAGAAACTGATATGACAGGCGGCGCAACGTTGCAACGCATTATTCAAGATGCAAACGCACATCTTCAAAAAACATTTTCATTTATTCCTCCACAAAAAATTAAATTAGGCCGCGTATACGATTTCGAAGATCAACAAGACGCATTCTTTAACGAAATTGATCAGTTACGAAATCGTTATAATTTAAAAGAAACAGACCGTGTTACTGAATATCATAAAGCTTGGTGGAAAGATATTATTCAAACTAAAGCTAAAGAATTAGGATATGATATTCCAGAAAATATTTTAAACACATTAATTTATCGCTGGGCATTTAATGATAAATCTACTAATATTTCTGTATTAAAAAAAGAAATTACAAACCCAGAATTTGAATCATGGGTAACTGAATTTGATAAAAAAGATTTTAAAATGTACCAAAAACAAAATATGGAACCGTTTGAAACAATTTTTTTAAGATTAGGCGCTGTAGTATTAAAAAATGCAGAAAATTTCTTAGCAGCAAATCCAACGGAATCGGTTCAAGAATTAAAAGCAGATTTAGCTGAATTAATTAAAGAATTACAAGTAAGTGAAGATCCTGGTACAATTAAAAAATTAGAACACGAATTGCGACGTATACAACGATTAGGAGGTTTTGATGCAATTATACCGTCTGAAGGTATAGTATTTGTATTCGGAGGACACACATATAAATTAACAGGAGCGTTTGCTCCAGTTAACCAACTACTAGGAGTATTGAAATACGCACGTTGATATATTTATATTAAAATTGGATTATAATCATGGCTGAAAAACATAAAAGCAAATATAAAGCACCAAAAGATTTAGAAAAATCTCAAAAACCAAAAACTAGAAAAGATTTAAAAGATTATACTGCCGACGACAAAAACGGCGGGTTGAATCCTAATTCTACTAAAGAAAAACATCTTAATGTACTTCGCAAAACTGATAAAGAAATGCAAGATGATGGTAAAATGTATCCAACATATAATGCTGATGATCGTTTATACAAAGATATTGAAGATGGAAATTATGATCCAAAAACAGCTGCAAAACGTTTGAAAAAACGCCAAGATGATGAAGAAAAAGATGTTAAAGATGTTTTAAAAGATAAAATTGAAAATTTAACTCGCGAGCAAAAAGAACGTTTAGTTAGAGAATATGTTCGTAGAAAAATTGAAAAAATATTATTAGAACAACCAACAACCGAAGAACCGCCAGCAGAAGAAACACCTATAGAAGAACCAGCAGCTGAAGAACCAGCAGCTGAAGAACCAACAGCAGCACCTGCAGAAGATCCGACAGCCACCGCGGCAATTGATCCTACATTAGCCGGCGCCGCAGTTGGAGCTGGAGCAGCAGCAGCCGGAACGCCAGCAGCAACTGCAACAACCCCAGAACCAACACCAGCTGCTGCAACAACTAAATCAACCGAAGAGCCTGGACCTGAAGAACGTCAAACGTTAAACGTTTCTAAAATTAAAGATGTATTATCTGCAGAGCGTTCTAATTTGAGTAGAATTGAAACATTATTTAAAGGCATTAATCAAACATTTGAAGATGCTGATCCAATAGATATTAAAAATTTCTATAGATTGATGTTGCGAACAATTGCTAAAAATTATAAAAAAATAACAGAACCTAAAGAAACTGAATAAAGTTATATGTCAAATAAGTTACAAAATGTTAAAGCTATTCAACAAATGTTGGATGGTACTCATAAGTTCCAAACTAAAAAAACTGTAGGATTTTCTGATGCCAAAGATGTAGCAAAAAAATCTGAGCATCATGAAGTAGGGGATGTTTGGGAAGAAACTGATGCATCGGGCAATGTGTATGTTGTAGAACAACGAGACGGGTTCCGAATTCGCAAAACAAAAAATTCAGATGTATTTCAATCAATACGAGAAGAACTTCGGGCATTTCCAAATTGTAGAAAAGAAACATGTACGTGTATAGGAACACATCCACTTGATGTTAAAATGCGTGGTATACATGGTATGTGTTTTGATTGCGTTATTGAAATGGAACATGAAATGAAAAAAGATGGTACATTTGATGAATATGCAAAAAACAAAGTACGAGAAAATGCATTAGCATGGTTACGAGATGCTGAACGAGATGTAGAGCTTTTAAAACAAGCATATACGCAAGCAGCTAATTTTGTTACTAATGCTGAAGGAGAAACAGAATCTTGGGCAGCAAAAATGACCCCAGAAGAATTTGAAAACACTATACAAAAAGAATTTGATAAATTCAAAGAAAATTTTTTAAATAAACTAAATGGAGTTGAAACTACAAATGAAAACAATTAAAAACATTGCATTAGCAGTTGCTGGAATCGTTGGAGCAATTATTGCATTTTTCTTATTTACAGGAAAAAGAAAATCAAACAAAATTGAAAAACTTGATCAAGCTGTTGAAAAAAACAAACAACATGTTGAGCGTATTGAAAACGAAGTAAAACAAGTTGAAAAGAAACGCAAAGCAGTTAAAAAAGAAATTGCTGAAGTAAAACAAGAAATTGCGGAGTTAGAAACAGCTAAAGAAAATTTAGTAATAGAAGAAAAACCTGCAGAAGAAGTAAAAGAAAATATTCTAAAACAAACACGCAGAGGTCGTCCTAAAAAGGCATAATATGAAAAAGATATTGTTTTTATCATTGTTTGTTGCAACATTGAGTTATGCTCAAAAAACTAAAAAAGTTGCACCCGATACTGTTTGTTTTACAAAACAACAAGCAGCAGACATTTCTTTTGTTTTAGATTCATTGTGGGCAGCTGATGATATTAATAATGAATTAATTAGTTCATATAAAAAACTAGTAAAAAAACAAGATTCGTTAATTGCATTAGATTCTACACAAATTATCAAACAAGATAGTATCATTACATATCAAAAAAATGTTATTACAGATTTAGAAACAAAAATTGAATTAATGAAACCAAAATGGTATGATAAAAAATCAGTTTGGTTTGGATTTGGTTTTTTATCTACTTTAGGAACTGGTATTTTAATCAATCAAATTATTAAATAATATGTCTCAAAACATAAAACAGATCATACAACAACAGTACACGATGTGTGCTAAAGATCCTGTTTTTTTCATGAAACAATATTGTTATATTCAACATCCTAAACGAGGCAAAATTAAATTTAATCTATATCCGTTTCAGGAAGATTCACTAACAGAATTACGAGATAATCGATACAATGTAATTCTTAAGTCTCGTCAGTTAGGTATATCAACTCTTTCTGCCGGCTTTGCTCTATGGAGCATGTTGTTTAAAGAAGATTTCAACGTACTTGTTATTGCAACAACTCAAGAAGTAGCAAAAAACTTAGTAACAAAAGTACGTGTTATGCACGACAATTTACCTAGTTGGTTAAAAGGTAATATTGAAGCAGATAACAAATTATCTCTTAAATTTAAAAACGGTTCACAAATTAAAGCAGTATCATCAGCAACTACCGGTGCTCGTTCTGAAGCACTTTCATTGCTAATTATAGATGAGGCCGCCTTCATTCGTAACATTGAAGAAATTTGGGTAGCATCGCAAGCAACATTATCTACGGGCGGGGGCGCTATTGTATTGTCAACGCCAAATGGAGTTGGTAATTGGTTTCACTCTGTATGGTCTGAAGCTGAACAAGAAATAAATGGATTTCATACAATCAAGTTGCATTGGACCGTACATCCGGATCGAGATCAAGAATGGCGAGATGAACAAACTAAATTATTAGGCGAGCGCGGAGCTGCACAAGAATGTGATTGTGACTTTATTTCATCTGGTCATACTGTAGTAGATGGTGCTATATTAATGGATTATGAATTAAAATGTACTGATCCTATTGAAAAACGAGGCTTTGATAATGCATATTGGGTTTGGGAATATCCAAATTACGAAAAAGACTATATAGTAGTAGCAGACGTCGCTCGCGGCGATGGCGGTGACTGGTCTACATTTCACGTTATTGATGTACAAGATGTTATACAAGTTGCAGAATATAAAGGTAAATTGCCTCCTAAAGACTTTGGTAATATGTTAGTATCAGTTGCAACCGAATGGAATAACGCACTACTTGCAATTGAAAATGCCAATATTGGTTGGGCAGCAATTCAACCTGTATTAGATCGAGGCTATGAAAATTTGTTCTATACATATAAAGATGATGGGTATGTAGATGTTGATGTGCAACTTAAAAAAGGATATGATATGAAAGATAAGAGCCAGATGGTTCCTGGAGTATCAACAACATCTCGTACACGCCCATTAATGATATCTGCTCTCGAAATGTATATGCGAGAAAAAACACCAATTATACGAAGTAAACGTTTGATTCAAGAATTGTTT